AATTGTTGTTTTTCATGTGGACTTAAAAGTTCATCCAGTTTATCATCTAGGGGTCCAATATATGGATTGAATTTATCATCCATACTTCCTTTCAGAAAACCCATCCCCTTATCCGCACTCTCTGCCAAACTCCTCAAATAAAGAATATTAAGCAGATTGTCCTGATTGTGTTTGTATATAGCCGTATACACTGACAAAAATGTCTTTGCCGTCCCTGCTGGCCCACTTATAAATACTACCCTCGTATTGGGGTTCCTCATGATCTTATGAAATTGACTTTGTTTTTCTGTAAGTTCTATATGCCCCAACAAAAAAGAGTTTTTATATTTATATGACATGTATGTTCTTTTTTACACGAATAACTGAATGGTTGGTTACTTGTTTATAGAATTCACCACCCCCCCGCGCTGTGAGCGTCAAGTCATTTCTCAAAAATTCTCAAAAAACCCACCCCTACCTACCCGCCAAAAAAAAGAAAATAAAAGCATCTTTTCTCTTGCTTTCTATCTGGATCTGTGCTATACTATGCCCATGAAAGAAATTAAAACTTCCTTAGTCTCCGATCTTACATTCATTGAAATTGCTGATACTCTTCGGCCTGACCAATGGGCTGATTGGTATGTAGAGTTTTCTTACAAGGGCAAAGACTACGAAGGGTCTTTACAGGCTGGAGTTCACAACGCAGAAGATTTTCATCACGATCTAATCGAATACGTCGAAGAAAAATAATTCAAAATAATAGCAGAAAAAGCTTTTTTAAAATCAATTTTTAATGTATAATTCCCACATGACAGAAAACAAAGAATACTACCGCAGCGTAACTTGGGACGATGGTCGCACAGTTAAATTCAACGACGACTTCGAGGTCGAGGGCTTCACCAAGGTTACCGACATCTGGCCTTCCGAGAGTTCTGTAGCTAGGAACCTTGAACAGCGCAAGGCTTTGGGCGGTGGTAAGTCCTATGGCTACCGCTACAAGTCTATGCAAAGACAAGATTGGTATGTAGACTTCGATGCAAAAGCTTTCTGGGCCGTTGATAATGTCTAAAAAAAAGAATAAAAAACCCTTGCACAGAATCAAAATCTAAGCTATACTAAACCCATGACAGAGACAACCACTACCAAGACTGACCAAGATAAATTCTTTCAAGAGCGCAACGCAGCAACCGAAATGCGTGATGATCTTTTCTTCGTTGTAGGATGGCTTAAAGCTGACAATCCAGAGATCTCGAAAAGACTTGAAGACATTCTCAAAAACCACGACAGAAACAGAGTCGGCTGGTAATTCACCCAAACCCAAAACCAAACACTAACAAAAACAAAATCATGAACCATCGTTTAAACTACCTCAAGAACTTCGTCACTATCGTAATGATCACCCACCTTGCCGTGCTTGCCGTCTTCGGCTTGTTGGCTTACTTCGTTGGCTTACCTCAAGCCATTGATAACATAGGAGGATGGTATGAGACCAAAGCAAACGGAGAGGTCTACTATCATGCCTATAACTTCCTGCACTTCATGGCTCTCACTTACCTTCCTGCTATGGTGCTAGCTCCTTGCATTACTGCCATCGACTGGATCAATGACGCACCCGCAAGACGCAAGCTCAAGCGCACACCTAACACAATCACAGGAAAAGAATTAGTTGATATAAAACTCTAAAATAATCCTTGCAATAATCTCAAACTAAACTATACTAACATCATGACCGTTAAAAAACCCGCATTCATCTATTCCGTAATCGTTAAAGCCCTCAAGGATTGTCGCTTGAGGGAAGACCACGCTCAAGTAGAAGAGCCATCCATTGATAACTATACTGGAGCTGTAATCATTGACATGTGCAGGGCAGCAGTTAATCATAACCGCGACCTCCGTGACTTTCGCACAGTGTGCGAGGAAACACTGAAGGTAATCCTCCGCTTGCGTAGGGATTCAATACCAATGATCGGCCCGACTTGTCACAATGATCTCGTCAAGGAAGGTCTTATGGTTGAGGGCGAAGATCTGGCCACGAATAACATGAATGAAAAACTCTCGGTAGGGTAACCTGCCACTGTCATGGAGCCTCGTCACCCCAACGGGTGGCGAGGTTTTTTCTTGTAAAAAAACAAATAAAAAGCTTGACAGCGTAACTCACTGATACTCAACGAGTTACGCGCGGCGGCCCGCCCCCGCCCCGTAACTCCTTGATAACCAACGACTTACGAAGATTCCTCATGTATCATACTTTCAGATCAACGCAAGCATTTAAATGAAAAAAATTAACCTGTCTGACAACTTAAAAAAAAATCATTTTAAAGGTAAAAAAAGCTTTTAATTCATACGGATCTGTGCTATACTTCTCCCAGCAAGAAAGCTCTATAGTTTAAAAAGTAAAACATTCTCCGCGACCGCTTCAACAATAAGTCACCGCAACCCCAATGGTTCGGGCGAGAAAGATAAAGGTGCAAGTCCTTTTAGAGCGACCAATTTCCCTAAAAAAACAAAATAAAAGTTTGCACTATCTCAAAAACTAAAGTAGATTCTACTCATGACAGAAAAAGAACAAATCGAACACCTCAAAGATCAAATCTTCAAACTTCAAATGGTAATGAAGGGAGTTTCAGGCATCGCAGCAGCAAGGTCTTCATTCAAAGAGACTTCTGCCTTTAACAAGGAGACCTTCAAAAGAATCGAGAGCCAACTTGATGAAGCAGTCAAGGAAGTTCAGTTAGGGTAGCAAGGGTTTCGACGGGACGCAAGTCGCGGATGGGGGTTCGACTCCCCCGCTATCCACCAAAAAAAAATCAAAATAAATACAAAAAAAGCTTTTTACTCACTCAAATCTCTGTTATAATTCTCTCGTTATGAAAAACACCACTACCACTACCACCACCCGCTTCGATCACTCTCTCTATGGACTCAGTGATCAAGACCTCAAGAAAAAGCTCACCAATCGCGTTGTTATCTACTGGAACAGCGAAGAATCCTCCGTCAAGAATGATGGTGTCCGTCAGTTCGTGGTCAAGTCAATCGACTACACTGGTCACGCCAAGGGTTCGGGTCGCCGTTACATCCAAGGGGAGTTCCAAGACCTCGACGATGGAGGCAAGACCAAGTTCCGCACTCTCCACGTTGCGGGAATCGAAAAGGTGAAGGGTCGCGTGGCGACCGCTTACAAGCTAGCCAAATCAGTTTTTTAAGTGCATAGCGTGTTGCCCGTCAGTCTCTTCGGAGGCTGGCGGGTTTTTTTTGCATTAAATTGTTTTTTGGCCTTGACAGCCGTAACTCCTTCATACTCAGTGAGTTACGCGCTGCGGCCAGCCCGCCCTGCGTAACTCCTTGATACTCAACGAGTTACGTCACCTTACAAAATATGCAGTGTGATGCCCTGTCAAGTAAATATTTAGCTATTTGTTATTTGTTGTTCTAACCTGTAACCTAAGACAAAAAAAAGATAAAAAAACATTTGCACTCCTGCGATCTTCTGGTAGGTTACTCGCATGACAGTTCAAAACCCTATTGGCCAACTCGCCCCGATGACAGAATCTGACCTGCGCGATATGCTCAGTGATGGGCCTCGCTGCGGGAACTGGAACCCTACGCCCGATGAGGTGCAGGAGGTTCTCGCTGAGATCCACTCTGATCTCGGTGATCGCGATCCTCAGTGGTCTACTGATCAGGACGGATTGGACCCCTCAGACGCTCAAGCCCTCCAGTCTTACCTCGACGCTGAATAATCAAAAGAGACAAGACTCTCTTCAAGGCTCCCGAAAGGGAGCTTTTTTTTTGTGCTTTTATGTAAAAAAAAGATTGCCAAAAGCAAATTATCTGTTACACTACTCTCATGTATACGTTCAGCTACTACATCGTCGCCAGCACAGGAGTTTACACAGGAGTCGCGATGTCGCGTTCTCCCAAGAAGGCTTCTGAAGAAGCCTCGCGGATCGCTTGGGAAAATCTCTACGAGGGGGATGCCAAAGCTGAATACTGTTCGGGCATCTCCGTGGAGGGGTGGACAGCGTGGCGAGGTCATAAAAAAATCGCGGAATACATGGACATCTAACTCCTTGATAATCAGGGAGTTACGGGGCGGGGGTAGGCCGCAGCGCGTAACTCATTGATATACAACGAGTTACGACTGAAAAAAAATGAATTTAAATGCAGAAATCGCTTGCATATCTGGTGATATTTGGTAAACTATTTGCATCGAAGCTATTTAACCTATGCTTCTCTAACCTACAACAAAAACAGACCATGCTCAGAAAAAAATTAAAATTCAGCAAAAAACCTCTTGCACTCACTCAAAATCCTGTTATACTTATCCCAATGCAAACAAACACCATTACTGCCAACCTCACCCTTCCTACTAACCCTGTGCAACTTGCTTCTGCTCTTACTGGCAAGACAGTTCACTATACAACTAAAAAAGATTCTTCTGTTACCTTCGACAGAGAAAGGGTCTTCAAGGTTGAATCCGTAGAGGACGTTTCAATCTCTCAATCAACGGGAGATCAATATGTAAATGTCAAGATCATTGACCCTCAAGATGGTGGTAAGGAGAAATACAGAAACCTCATTGTAGATAGAATTTCGACTGTTGTGTAGGTGTGTAAACGCATAAGGGGTGGTAGGTGTGTGTGTGTCTTAAGTCCTGCCACCCCTTTCTACAACAAAAAATTTGACAAACAACAAACAATAGAATAAATTAGCATCATGCCTAAATCATCAGAAACACTTCGTATCGAAGTCAAAACACAGGAACAAGCCGCCATTCTTAACTATGCTCTTGGCTTGGTTCATCAGCACCTCGCAAGTCGTCTTGAGGAGGTAGAAGATAATAAACTTGATACCTTCTTAGATAATGTTAAGTGGACTCGCAAACACGCAAAGTCTCTTAATGACAAGTTTTCTCTTAGTGAGTTACAGAATTCCTAGGAGTTGAATTGGACCACAGAGAAATCATGGTTCATCTAGAAACTCCGAAGAACAGGTGGTAACAGTGACCAACTCTTAATTGACTGGCACTCGTCAACAAGCCGACCCTCTCTCACTCTTCTAGACAGTGAGGGAGGGAACCACTTTCTTGCTAGATGGGGTAAGTCCCGTCCTCCTTCGTCACTGGGGGGCGGGGCTTTTCTTTGGGAGTGTAGCTCAACGGTTAGAGCAGGGGACTCATAATCCCTTGGTTGTGGGTTCGAATCCCGCCACTCCCACCTAACTCCTTAATACTCAGGGACTTACGCGCTGCGGGCGGCCCCCGCCCCGTAAGTCGTTGATACTCAACGACTTACGCAGGAAAAAGAAACACATGTTTTTAAGTCTGTCAAGCAGAAAAAAATAAAAGAAAAAGCTAAAAAAGGGTTGCATCAAATCAATTATGTGGTAAACTTCTTGCATGTTGATACTAGCTAAAAACAAAGTCGATTCCGAGCAACTTGCAGAAGTCATCACTCCTGCCGCTACGGATACCCACACTCCAATCGGTCACGCACTCCTTGCGGAGCGCACTCGCAATGTCATCGCGAAGGCTGGTCTTGAGATCACTCAAGAAGAACACGCCATCGCGCGTGGCGGTCTCCGCTACTTCGGCGGCTTCGCCCTCAAGGGCGAGGCAATCGACGGGGATGATCGCAAGCTTGTGCTTGGTCTCCGCAACGCGCACGACAAGTCCTTTGCGGCTTCCGTGTGCATCGGCAACCAGATGATGGTCTGCGAAAATCTTTGCTTCTCTTCTGATGTGAAGCTCGCTCGCCGTCACACCGTCAACATCCTTCGGGATCTGAACACGGTCCTTTCGTCTGCCGTCAGTCGCGTTACCTCGCACTGGGCTGACATGGGCAATCGGATTGCCTCCTACAAGGAGAGTGAAATCTCTAAGGAGGCGGCTTCCGACTTGGTTGTCGATCTTGCCGAGATGGGTGCGTTTCCTGCGCGTTCCGTCTACAAGGCGATTCAGGAGTTCCGCAACCCTCGCCATGAGGAGTTCAAAGGTGGGACGCTCTGGACGCTCTACAACGGCGTGACTGAGCATCTCAAGGGTGGCGACCTTACCAAGTTGCCACAGCGCACGATGACCACGCAGTCTGTCTTTGACAGGCTCGCGGGCCACAAGCCCAAGATCGTCGAGGCCGAAGAGATTGCCTTGCCCGCATAGCCCTGCCGCTACCATCACAGGCCCGCATTCCGAAAGG